GCAGCGTATCGACCCCACCACTACCGACAAACAATCAACAAAGGAGCTACAAATTGAGCGATAACCAAGGTGGATTTGCACGTGCAGACCATAAGCAAGTAGGAGGTGATCATTACAAAACCAAGGCCATCCAACCTTGGGAAGTGATAGAGCGCAACGGAATGGGATTTTTTGACGGCAATGCTGTGAAATATTTGATGCGCTACAAGGATAAGAATGGCGTGGAAGACTTGAAGAAGGCCATGCACTACATCGAAAAGCTGATTGAGCTGGAAACAAAAAATAATTGAAAATATTTTGCAAATAGTTGGCGTGGTGCTGTAATTTGGTTTACAATTCATTCATCGCAACAAACAACGGAAACCTTAAAATGAAAATCACAGCAATGAAACTCAAGTTCCTCGGCACAGTCGGCTATGTGTACCGAGTATTCAATGCGGCAGGTGAGTTGGTAGGCGTGTACGACACCCAAGAAGCTGCACAACAGTTCGTCAACGCACAGTAAGAGCCGCACCATGACAACCTCAACCAAACTCGAATGGGCAGACCTATGGACTGCCATGGATGCAGCCCCAACCGAATGGATAGAGACAACTGAGGACATGTACTGGAATATGCTAGAAGCCCTACCAGTACGCGCACAGCGTCGCGGCTCGTTTCTAGTTGGAGAGCCCAAGAGCCACAACGACAAAGGCCAGGCAGTGTACGCATGTTTCCGGAACATGGTTGGCGACATATACCACGCAAAGCACATGACGCTGGCAGAGTTTCAGAAAGAATTTTTCTAAATAAATGTAAAAATAGTTTACACAATGATGTAAATTGCTTTATAATAAACACATACACCAACCAACACTAAGGAAACAAAATGTCAAACTTCAAACGCTACATTCGCGAAATACTGGAGGCAATTGGCATAGCTTGCCTGTTTGCCAGCCCGTTTATTGTTTACTTCATGGACATGCCTAAATAAGGGGAAGACTATGTATATCGCAGGATGGGTAATTACAATTTGTTTGTGTATCTACGTTATGGACCGCGACGGATGGTTGTAAGTCCGATAGTAAAATGGCTGATATGAAAGAGTTAACCCCAAAGCAAGCTGCATTCGTGCGTGAGTATCTGATCGACTTGAACGCGACGCAAGCAGCTATTAGGGCTGGTTACAGTGCCAAGACAGCAGAGCAACAGGGTTATCAGCTCATTCAGAAAACTTTAGTTAAAGAAAAAATACAGTCTGCTATGAATGAACGCTCAGAAACCGTAGGACTGACAGCCGCAGACGTGCTTAGAGACATCAACGCAGTTAAAGCTGATGCTATGCGCAAGACCTACGATAAAGACGGCAATGAGGTTATGGCAAACCATACGGCCGCGTTAAAGGCGCTAGAGTTGCAGGGTAAGCATTTAAAGATGTTCACTGATAAAGTAGAGCTATCCGGCGACAAGAACAACCCGCTGCAAGTGCAATTGATCAAGCGAACCATTATTGACCCGAAGAATGGAACTTGAGATACAGACACCTCGCGTATATCTCCCGCTACTAGCTGACGGGAAGCGATACCGTGGTGCGCATGGTGGGCGAGGCTCTGGGAAGTCTTTTTTCTTTGCTGAGCTATTGATTGAACGATGCTTAATGCAAAGAACCCATGCCGTGTGTGTACGCGAGGTGCAAAAGACGCTAGACCAGTCAGTCAAGAAGTTGATCGAAGAAAACATCGAGAAATTCAACCTAGGATCACTGTTTGAAGTGCAGCAATCAAAGATCATTGGGCCGAATAACAGCCTGGTTATCTTCCAGGGCATGCAAGATCACACAGCTGACTCGATTAAATCGCTGCAAGGGTTTGACATTGCATGGGTGGAAGAAGCCCAAAGCCTTAGCCAACGATCATTAGACCTGCTACGTCCGACAATCCGAGCGCCAGGTTCTGAGCTATGGTTTAGTTGGAACCCAGGCAAAGACACTGACCCGATTGACGCACTGTTACGAGGTGCAACGCCTCCAACTGATTCAATAGTAGTGCAGGCTAACTGGCGAGATAATCCGCACTTCCCTGACGTATTGCTTGCTGAAATGGAATATGACCGCAAGCGCGACCCAGACAAATATGCTCACGTTTGGGAAGGCGCGTATTTGCAGCGCAGTGACTCCAAAGTGTTTAAGAATTGGAGCATAGACGAATTTGAAGCCCCGCCGGATGCTGTGCATAGGTTTGGCGCTGACTGGGGCTTTGCTAGCGACCCAACGACATTGGTTCGTTGTCATATCATTGGCCGCAAGCTATACATTGATTACGAGGCGTATCAGGTAGGTTGTGAGATCGTAGACACTCCCGCATTGTTTATGAGCGTGCCAGAGTCTGAAAAATGGCCAATGGTTGCTGATTCTGCTAGGCCTGAGACAATCAGCCATATGAGGCGCAACGGATTTCCAAAGATTCAATCAGCTATCAAAGGGCCAAAATCAGTAGAGGAAGGCGTAGCATGGTTGCAGTCGTTTGACATCATCGTGCACCCAAGATGCAAGCACGTGATAGACGAATTGACGCTGTACAGCTACAAGATTGACCAACTTACTGACATTGTGCTGCCTGTCTTGGCTGATAAAGACAACCACATGCTAGACGCTGTGAGATATGCATTAGAGGGCGCTAGAAGGGCACAGAATGCCGTCAAACGGGTGGAAGTGCAAACAATGCCCACGGCAAACCGCTGGTAAGCGATAATCACGCGCAAAGGATTAACTTATGGCACGACTATCTAAAGAGCAACGTCACGCGAATATTCACGCCGAAGCGTTACAAGAGTTTGACATCATTCAAGAAGCTGTGCGTGATGAGCGCATGCAATGTCTTCAAGATCGTCGCTTTTATTCTTTAGCTGGTGCGCAATGGGAAGGCCAATTGGGTGAGCAGTTCGAGAATAAGCCCAAGTTTGAAGTCAACAAGGTTCACCTGGCAGTCATCCGCATCATCAATGAATACCGAAACAATCGTATTACGGTTGATTTTGTAGCCAAAGACGGCGAAGGCGACGATAAGCTGGCTGACCTGTGCGACGGACTGTACCGGGCCGACGAACGTGACAGCGGTGCAGAGGAAGCCTACGACAACGCATTCGAGGAAGCCGTTGGCGGTGGATACGGTGCAATGCGTGTTCGCACTTGCTACGAAGATGACGAGGACGACGAGAACGAACACCAACGCATACGGATTGAACCTATCTTTGATGCTGACAGCTCGGTATTCTTTGACTTAGGCGCAAAACGTCAAGACAAGTCAGACGCGAAACGTTGTTTCGTACTGTATTCAATGACCCGCAGCACATATGCGGCTGAATGGGACGACGACCCGGCAACATGGCCTAAAGACATTCACCAGTTCGAGTTTGATTGGTCAACACCCGATGCGGTGTATGTCGCTGAGTATTACGTGGTTGAGGAAGTGCGCGAGACTGTTTACATCTGGCAAGCTATCGACGGCACAGAGGAGCGATACACAGACGCAGACTTTGAAAATGATGACGAACTAGAGCAGACCCTGCAAGCTGTAGGCTCGCGTGAAGTACGTCAAAAGAAGGTCAAACGCAAACGAGTACATAAGTACATCATGAGCGGTGGTAAGGTGCTAGAGGACTGTGGCTACATCGCTGGACGGAATATCCCTATCGTGCCGGTGTACGGTAAGCGCTGGTTTGTGGACAATGTAGAGCGCTGCATGGGGCATGTAAGGCTGGCTAAAGATGCCCAACGCTTGAAGAACATGCAACTATCGAAGCTGGGTGAGATCAGCGCCCTGTCTAGCATTGAAAAGCCTATTCTTACGCCTGAGCAGGTATCCGGTCACCAAATGATGTGGTCCGAAGATAACATCAAGAACTACCCTTATTTGTTAATCAACCCGATAACAGACTTGAATGGCAACCCAACAGCAGTAGGGCCGCAGTCTTACACTCGCAGCCCGCAGATCCCCCCAGCGATGGCGGCATTGCTCCAACTCACCGACCAAGATATGTCCGAGATATTGGGCAATCAGCAAAACGGCGAAAAGATGGTTAGCAATATCTCCGGTAAAGCTGTGGAGATGATCCAACAGCGCATAGATATGCAGGCCTTCATCTATATGTCCAACATGGCCAAAGCTGTGAGGCGTGTCGGTGAAATATGGTTAAGCATGGCTAAAGATGTGTACGTCGAGGAGGGTCGCAAGATGAAGACCATCGGCCCACAGGACGAGATTGATTCAAGCACAATCATGCGCCCAAAGATCAATGACAGCGGCGAAGTGGAGATGGAAAACGACTTAGGCAACGCAGCTTTTGATGTGGCCGTAGATGTTGGTCCATCATCGTCTAGCCGTCGCAATGCTACTGTGCAATCGCTCACAGGCATGATGCAAGTTAGTGACGACCCACAGACTAAGCAAGTCCTGCAAGCGATGGCCATGATGAATATGGAAGGCGAAGGTATCAGCGAGGTGAGGGAATATTTTCGTAAAAAGCTGGTGCAAATGGGCGTATTGAAGCCAACCGACGAAGAAGCGCAGCAAATGGCAGGCGAAGCTGGAAAGCAAGACCCTAATGCTGTATTCCTAGAATCAGCCGCTGAGGAAGCCCAGGCGAAAGCAGCTAACGCAAGGGCTGACGTACTTTTGACACTGGCAAAGACGGAAGAAACCAAGGCAAAGACCGCCGTTATGCTGAGGGAGCAAGCCCCGCAAGTGCCACAGGCAGAACCAACCATTCAGCACGAACCAGTAGACGAAGAAGGCAAAGACCTTGACCGACAAAAGCGCCTGCTAGAGCTTGAGAATATGCGGATAGAAATGGCCCTGAAGCTAAAGAAGCTAATGGACGACCACGAAGAACAAGCCAACAAACCCGCACGCGATCAAGCCGAAAAGGAAGTAAAGGACCGCGAAGGCGCAGACCTTACTAACACTTTCAAAGGCATCAAAGATGCAATCAATCAGTTAGCATCTAGCAGCATTGAAGGGTCCAACAAGGCTATCGACGCATTGAAGAAACCCCGCCGATTGATCCGCGAGAATGGTAAAATTGTAGGCATTGAACCAGGCGACAATTGATACTATGAACAACACCATGCTGTCGGTAAAGGTTAGTAATCAATGACCGCATTCACCTGTTCTACTGGTGTTGATGAGTTCTTTGACGCAAAGACGGGCGGCTCGGTAAATGCCACGCTCGACACCTACGCAATCAGTAACCGAACGCGCCTTGTAGTGCGCACAGACAGTTACGCCTGCCCAAACCACAGCACCGCATTCGGTTCACTCGATACTGTAACGTTTTCAGGCACTGGCGGTACACTGCACTTTGACCCAACCTACGTGCGCGTGGTGGCCTACACGGCAGGCTCAGGCAACTCACCAGCCTTCGGTGCAGCAATTAGCCAAGGCGGTGTCTCGGGCGTGTTCCTTGGTGCATGGACCAACTGGCTGTCAGAGCCCATCGTTCCAGGCGCTGCCATAGGTGCTACTGGGTTCATAAAAATTGGTGGCGTGACTGGTGGCGCTTTTGCAGCAGGTGCGCTCACTGGCATTACGGCAACATGCTCCGGGCCTGACGTGCAGGGCTGGATTGAATGTCGTGGCGACACGGTGGCTACCATCACGGTTCCACGAATCGGGGCCGTGACTTCTACTGAGGCGTGGTTTGAAATTGGCACAACCAACGGCGCGCGCAATCAGATTATTCCATGCCCAACGACCGCAACCAATGCGAGCACGTTTCCAGGCGTGTGGATTGAGACTTCCGCAGGCTCAGGCATCTACGAGAAGTACGCAAGCGTCGGAACAGTAGTGGCATTGGCAACTCACCGCACCGATGCAAGCATGAAGGTCATCACCCAGACAACTGGCGGCATCCGCATCGGCAACGATGGCACGAACGGCGTGTTCTTCCTGCCCCCAACAGGCTGCAAAGTGCGTATCCCTGCAATCATCCTGACCAATAGCACGCGCACAGCGTCCGGCACCGGCCCACGGGTGTTGCCAAACGCGACGGTCGCCACGCGTCAAGAATTGATTACCACGGGTGCAGGTTACTTCGACCTTCGCGGTATCGTTAGCCAGTGGTACATGAACTTGCAGCAGGCGTTTTACGTCAAGTACAAGTCCTGCGCTGTCAGCGACTTGATGAACCTGTACGAGATTGCATCACCGCTGGACGTAGATGACTGCATCGTTGCGCCGACACAAGCGCAGATCAACACCGCACTAAACGTGATTTCATGCTTTGCCGGTGGCACGGTTCAAAATAGCGTGTTCAACAGCTTCTCGCTTGCAACCGCTGGCAGATACGCAGCACAGATAAACTATGCAACGGGCGTGACATTCAGCGGCAACATTTACCGATCTTCCACTCTGCGGGCCAACGGAACGACAGGTGCAATCACAAGCACGCAGGCGGTGAACTGCACCTTCACCAATGAAACATTTATCGGTGGTCGCGGCCTGTTTGTTGGCGCACAGCGATGCACTTTTAACAATCTAACCTACTACGATCACACGATCACCACGACCACGACCGCAACTAACGGTATGTACGGGCTGGACTTCACTACTGGTGGCTCTGGCAATACGGTGAACGGCTTTTTACTTCCACTGCCAAACAACGGGCCATACAACGGGCTTGTAAATGCGTCAGCTTGCTACGACACGTTGGTCAAAAACATCGGAACAAGCTCAGTCGCACCGCTTGTTATGACCAACACCGTCACAAACGTGGGCGTAAACGGCGGTGGTAACAATGACGGCATCACAATCAAGCGCATGTTCCTGAGTGGTACGCGCGGCGGTCCTTACGTATTCGTCAACTCAGACACCAACATCTTGATCGAAAACTGCATGGGCGACTATGCGGACACGACCGTGATGGCTGGACTGAACGCTGTAGAGAAGAACGTCGGCATCACCAGCGCGACAACCGGGCAGGTGTCCGTTTACGGGAGCCACTGGAAGACTCGATTTACCAGCACCACGGCTGGATTCACAGAGATCATCTGTAATGAACCAACGTCAGCCAGCGCTGCGCAGTGTTCAGCTACTGGTGGATCGCCACAGTTCAACTCAAGCGGCTCGGTTTTGCTTACCAAGGTGGGCGACCAGATTACATGGGAAATGCCGTACTTCGCCATTGGTTACACTGCATTCACAAACATCGCACCAACCATCACCGGCACCAACGTGACATTCGGAACACGCTGGGGAAACCACGACATTGAATTCCAAATCGACACCGGTTCAGGCTACGGCGGCACATGGCTCAACCTAACCGCAGCCAACTTGATTGCACAGACATTCAACAGCACAACAGGCTTCAGGCTGAAGGTGCGCGCAACATGCGCCATTGCCGCTGCGACCAACGTGATAACCAACATTCGCGCAGAAATGACGACTACCAGCGCTGCGCAGCAAACAAACCTGTACCCTCTGTCTGTGAATACAATCACGTTCACCGGGCTACCAACAGGAACAGATGCGGTAGTGTTGACGGCTGGCACTTCGACAATTCTGGCAAGTGTGGACGCAGGTGCAGGCACCACGTTCTCATACCAGTACGAAGGCACACCGACTATTGACGTTGGCTTTATTAAGGCAGGCTACGTGCCACAGTACATTCGCAATTTGACGCTCACCAGCGTTGATTCATCAATACCGGTGGCTTTAACAGTAGATAGGGCATACGCATGACGATTGAACTAGACCGCAAACGCGCTTTGAGTAGAGAGCGCAACCGGCGCTATTTAGCAAAGAACGATCCAGACGTGGCTCTGCGACGCATGGCTGCACAGAAACTGTACCGCGAGCGGCTTAAGAATGACCCAGCATACGCAGAAAAGGCGGCAAAGACTCGCGCCAATGCTGTTGCAAGGTCGGCAGCTTGGCAAAAGG